CACTGGCATGACTCCCGCTAAGAAGTCGGGCGTTGCCGGTGGCTCCAAGTTCCTCTCAGAGGAGGCTCCCGAGGAAGAGGGGCTTCACCTCGAGGCTGGCGAGGAGGAAGTTCCTCCCAAGAAGGGTTCCGCTGGCGCTAAGCTGGCGGTGGAAAAGGTCATGAAGCAGAATCGTGACCTTAAGGAGAGTCTCAGCAGGCACGCCGAGGCGGTTGACACGCTTCGCGCGCAGCTTACCGAGATGAATCTGTTCAATGCGAAGCTTCTGTACGTCAATAGGCTCCTCCAGGATCGCGATCTCTCCGACGCGCAGCGCCGGACGATCATCGAGTCGCTCGATCGCGCCCGGAGCCTCCGTGAGGTGAAGCTGCTGTACAAGGGTCTGTCTGAGTCCATCGGTCGCAACCGTGGCAGGACAGGCGCTTCTGTGGTCAATGAGTCAGTCAATAGGGCCGTCAGCCCCACATCCCGTCCGCTCTCCACCTCAGGCGTCCGCCTGACAGAGGCGGTCGAGGTGCAGCGCTGGTCAGTCCTCGCAGGCATCAACAAGGCCTAACACCCCACTATCATCAGGAGATAAGCACATGAGCAGATCATTCTCGCTTGAGCAGCTCTCAGAGGGCATCAAGCAGCGCCACCTTGGCACAGTCAACAAGCGTCTCGTCGAGAAGTGGAACCGCACCGGTCTCCTCCGCGGCCTCGAGGGCCAGCGCCGTGAGAACATGGCGTCCCTCCTCGAGAACCAGGCGGCGCAGCTCCTCCGCGAGGTCAACAGCATCGGCGCCGGCGGTGGCAGCACCTCCGACTCCGGCGACCTCCGCGGCTTGACCAACATTGCCTTCCCCATCGTTCGTCGCGTGTTCGGCGGCCTCGTGGCCAACGAGCTCGTGTCGATCCAGCCGATGAGCCTCCCCTCGGGGCTGCTCTTCTACCTGGACTACACCTACGGCAACAACGTGGGCGGTGACGGCGGGACCAACGCGGCGACCTACGCCGCTGGCCAGTCGATCTACAACAGCCCCACCGGCAAGGGCGTCCAGAGCGGCTCTCTCGCCACCGGCGGTCAGTACGACCTCGTGGGCACCGCGTTCTCCAAGGTGCACACCACGTCCAGCGGCAGCGGCCTCACGGTCCTCTTCCGCGGCGCGTTCGGCGCGAACTCCTCCCTCACCAACGGCCTCCTCGCTCACGCGACCGGCTCTGACGGGAAGTTCCTGCAGTTCGACCCGCAGGTCGGCTCCCTCATTGAGGAGGACGCTCTCGCGAACGGCGCTCTCGACGGCACCGGCCGCTTCCAGTTCCTCGTCCTCGACGCGGGCGCTGGCAAGCTCACGGGCCTCGACACGACCAACGTGAAGTCCCTCGCCCTGTTCTCGAACTCCGGCGCGGCGCTCACCGGCCTCGGCGTGATCCCGCAGACGATCCAGGGTGGCAGCAACATCCTGAACGTCCGTCGTCTCACCCAGCTCGGCACCTTCGCCGGCGGCGTGTTCACCCCTGACCCCCTCGTGACCCTCGGCACCACAAACGCCGCGATCCTCACGGTCGTCTCGGGCGCCTACACTCCCGCAGCTGGCGCTGGCGACACTGCCACGCTCCTCACCGCGTCCTTCGCCAAGGCCGACACCTTCAGCGCTAACGCGACTGACGGCTCAGCCCTGACGGTTCCGGTGTTCGAGTCGGACTTCGGCACGACTCCCTCGCCGGCCATCCCCGAGATCGACATCAAGATCGAGTCGATCGCGGTCACCGCCACGACCCGCAAGCTGCGCGCTCGCTGGTCGCCGGAGCTCGCTCAGGACCTGAACGCCTACCACAGCCTCGACGCTGAGGTGGAGCTCACTCAGATCCTCTCCGAGCAGATCGCGCTCGAGATCGACCGTGAGATCCTCAACGACCTCCTCACCCAGGCCAAGGGCGCGAACTTCTTCTGGTCGCGCGCTCCTGGCAAGTTCGTCAACAAGACGACGGGCACCGAGGTCGCTCGCAACACGTCTCTCACCCCCGGCCCCGCCTTCACCGGCACGGTCCGCGAGTGGTACGAGACGCTCATCGAGACGATCATCGACGTGGGCAACGAGATCCACAGGAAGACCCTCCGCGGCTCGGCGAACTTCATCGTCGTCGGTCCCGATGTGGCCACCGTCCTCGAGGCCTCGGTCTACTACAAGCCGGCATACAGCATCGACGGCTCCGGCCAGGTCGGCGCTTCGATGTCCATCGGCGCGGAGAAGATCGGCACGCTCAGCAACCGCTTCACGGTCTACAAGGATCCCTACTTCCCCAGGAACAAGATCCTCGTCGGCTTCAAGGGCGGCAGCTACCTCGAGACCGGCTACGTCTACGCTCCGTACGTCCCGCTCATCGTCACCCCGACGATCTTCGCGCCTGAGGACTTCACCCCGAGAAAGGGCGTGATGACCCGCTACGGCAAGAAGATGGTGCGCGCGGACTTCTACGGCACGGTCACCTGCCTCGACATGAACATCATCTGATCACCCTAGGGTGACAGGTGTGGGGCCGCTCCTTCGGGAGCGGCCCTCTTCTTTTGCGTTCGTCCTGAGCGCTGACTCGCGCAGAGAGTCCAGATAGTTAAGTCCATGGAAAGACGCCTCAACTCTCTGGTCAGGTCCACGCTGATTGAGTCAGCAGCTAAAAACCCAGCGGTCCTCGATGAGGATCTTGCCGGCGTCGGACGAGCGGTCGCAAAGACGTTCAAGGACTACGGCACAGCAGCGAGCAACGTCGCGTCCAGCGCGGGCCAGTTCGCCGGTCGTCTTGCGAAGGCGACGCTTGACACCGTCGCTGGCCAGGCGCACGCTCCCGGATCGTACGAGGACGTGAGAAGCGCGCAGGCGAGCCGAGAGACGCTGGTGGACATGGCAGGAGCGATCGGCACTGCCATCATCAGCGACCTGTTCTTCCTGAAGTACCGCGTGGGCGCCAAGATCTACGTTGCTGCGTCGCCGGACGAGAGGGCAGCGTATCAGTACCTCGAGTCAAAGGTGGGCGAGGAGAAGGCCAACGAGCTTCTCGCGGGCAGCATCATACACGACGTGCTTTTCGGCCTGTCATTTGTGCCGCAGCTCACGGTTGCAGCGATGCTGCTTGACTCCTTCACCTACGCCCTAGAGGACGACAAGGAGGCCGCCATCACCGCTCTGGCGATGGCTGGCGTCACGCACGCTCTCTTTGGGAGCAAGATCAACTGGTCCTCCGAGATTCCCAGGGACGCGACGCGCCTCCTCGCGACTGAGGTGCACCCCGTTCCCATTGATGAGCTGGCCTCAGTCAAGAGCTACGATGAGATCGCGCAGCTGGTCCAGCGCGAGGGCGACAAGGTCTCGCTCCTCTACAGGGTCGTATGCGAGGCCTGCTACAGGGTCAGAATTGATAAGCCGGGCGCTGTTGGATACCAGGTCGTTGAGCGCGCCCAGCAGGCTGTGCAGGAGATGGGTCAGAACCTCGAGAGGCGAGGCGTCCCGGGCGCTCAGGGGATCGCTCAGGAGGCTGCGGCCCGCGTTCAGAGGGGAGAGTTCAGCGTTGCGCCCATCGCCGATCAGGCGAGGATGGGGAACTTTGACCAGGCGGCCCGAGGCTTCATGGAGGGAGGACAGAGCGGTGTCCTCGGCAGGGCGCGATACATCGTTGACCAGGCGAAGTATGAGGCCCAGCAGGGATTGAGCGGCGGACAGAAGCGGAACCCGCTAGAGAGGGAGATCGCGCAGCAGGCCTCTGTCCACGGACAGACCGGGACATACATGGTTCCTGAGCTTCCGCCTCCCTCCTCAGAGAGCGCGTCGATTGCATCTCGGTCCAGGAGGACGCTGAGCAGTCTTGATGATGCTGCCCTAGCGCGAGCAGAGACGGGAATTGCTGCCCTCTCGCAGCTGGGACTGACAATTGAGGCTGCCTTCAAGAGCACGGCTGACAGGACCGCGATAATCGTCAGGTCGCGAAGCGGCCAGGCGTACGCGTACTACAGGTCGACAGGCACAGGATCAGGCACACCAAGAGGAGCGTGGGTTCCCTATGAGGGAAATTCCATGGTCACATCCTCCCATGAGACGTACACACACGTCACTAAGCTTGGTGACGCGACTGGCAAGAAGGTCCCATACATGGGGCAGGGCGAGGCCAGGGAGGTCTTTGACGGTCTAAACCATCCGCACGTTCGTGATGCTATCGCAGAAATTCCATACACGCACGATTTTGGCCCACCTCCTCCAGGAAACCTCAACAGTCTCTCCGTCAGGGAATTTGTCAAGGCCGTCTCTCAAATGGCCAACGAGAACGGCCTGCTCGCCAAAAGCGGAGTCAAGATGACGGGCGGCGACCTTCCTTTGCACCACCTTGTCCCCTGGCCCGAGGGCATGCCTGTGCCGCGCGCGCTCAACGACAGGGTGCTCAGGATGGATGAGCTGCTTGAGAACGTTCGCTTTGAGGTGAGGGGATCTTCAAGGTTTAGGGACGGCGTCTACAATCTTGGAGACACAATATCCTACGGAATGAGCTTCGTTGATAGGACTGTCGCAGAGACAGGCATCCTCAAC